ACTGAAGTTCCAAATCAGAGGTGCAACCTGGGTAGCTTGGAAATCAGAATTCAGGCGACACCACATGAATGAGTCATCAGATGTAGCGGTGGCGCTATCAAATTGAAACAGAAACGGATGATGCCCACCGAAAGTCCTTTGGACCAGATTGGTCATTACACTATTGCTTGCGGATTGTTTACTGGGGTCATATAACTCTTCTGGGAAAATCTCAGTATCGGCGACATAGCTAAAATCCATATCTACATTTAAGCGTCCGGATTTTCGCACGGTATTATCTGCTATTCCGAATGGGCTGGTAGTCCATTGGGGCGACGCGAGATAAGAAGCGTTTGAATAGGTACTGCCGCCTGTTGACTCCAGGCGTTTCACACCTTCAAAAGTTAATGATTTTTGAATCTGCATATCCGGTGAGTGGGGAAATGTAAAATGTTCACCCAATGAGATTGCCCCGATTTTGATATCTGCATTGTAATTAGAACTCACATCATCGAAAACAATTCTAACGCTTTTATTATCTGTGGCCTGTGTGAATGTCACCAGGCTCCACCCATCAGATGCCGGAACTGCGTACCCGCCTGAAATGGCGGCATTTACCACATTTGTCATTGTTGGTGTCTGTACGCTGGCATAACTGTCGCTATCATCTGTTTCAATCTTAAACTTGGCATTTACCGTATCGAGATTATGTCCCATTATAGCAAGAAAGTTTGCATCCTGGTTTGCATCAGTTGATATATTCGTGTCCATCTTGATATAATGCACAGTTCCGACTCCGCTTGCGGTGATCGTTTGGACATTGGACGGCCTTAGATCAAACATTTCAATCAATGATGATCCGCTTGCCATTGACAGGCCCGAACTTGTTATGTCTGTTGTCGCCATTTTCCCCAGACCTAACAGCCAGTTTACGTTTGATACATACACTCTCGGTTTTACTATTCTTTGATAGCTCATTTAGTCCACCTGTATTGCTTTAATGGAGCAGCTATTAACAGACTTGCTGATCTCTGTTATCATAAAATAATCTGTTGTTGTCATAGCAGTTCCATATAGTTTAATGTTACTGTCCCAATTTGTAAAAGAGATTATGTCGGTAATCTCCAAATCATTATATACTGGCCTGACGCAATTAAATGTAAGCATCACTTTACGATCCTTGAAGATAGTCTTGTACGCATCAGCTAGTTGGGTTGCTGTTGTTGTGTCCAGAATGCAGTCTGCATCCATTTCTAATTTCAATGTCTGGTTATTACCGGCAGTAGCAGTCCCCTGGCTAGTGGAATCTGTAGTATTGACACTTTGCTGTGTATGATTCTGCGCATAATGTACGTCATAATTAACTGTAATGTCATTACGCACATCATTTAGCGGAGTGCGTGAAATTGACTTTAAAGCGATATCGTGAAAGTTTACAGTTTTATCCGCAGCAAATGTATCAGATGGCCTTAAAAGTGTTCTGATCTTGAACTTGCCGGACCCACTGATCCAGATCCAGGACAGAATCTGCGCACCAATTTTCTCAATTAAATCTTTACTGTGAATAAACTTTGGCTGTGAAAATGCAAACTTGATATCTGCGATTGCATCATTGAATATTAATGCAATATCACCTTTGGTCCCATCTGTCTGCGCGTTGCCAGCTTTATCAAATGTTTCTATATCAATATCTGACCCATCGGTAGAACTATCCATTCCCAATTCAGTTCTCAAGATATCTTCAATCATATATACTGGATTTTCTATTAATGCAGCATTAGCATAATTCGGATCTGGTTCGTCACCATTCTTGGAAACTCTACCAGCAGAATCAATAAGGTCTATCCATGCGCCATACTCCCGTCCTTTACCACTGGCGTACACATAGTCTATATTTGCTGTGGTAAGCAATGTTTTGGTTCTGGTTTTGAATATTGTTTCTGTTGCACCATCCCATCCATAGAATTGATTTTTCGGTTCTGATAACCATGTAACGCGTTTTTCTTCATACTGCTCTATCACTTGCTTTTCAAATGATTGACTCGGTTCTACCTGAAACTCAAGACCGACTTCATTGATGTCAACATGCATATTGCCGGAGCCGCCAGTATTATCAATCGTTAGGAAAAACTCTGTTTCAATATCCCAGGCTGCTTGTTCATCACTATCAAAAAGTCCAGTAACTGTGGGATCGTCATCCCCGCCATTCCAGGTGATTGTATCTTTAACATCTCCCCCTGCACCAGCACCGGCAGAAGCTCTAAAATTAACTGCTGGAGCTGACCCTGTAAATGTGCCAAAATCAATTAACAATTTCGCAGCAGTCAATACGCCAAGATTCGGAAGTTTACCTACTCGAAAACCAACAGATGTTGCCCCAGCACCGCTTTGAGCTAAATTATATGGAGAACCGGAAAAACTGCTATCAATCATATTAGCATAGTTTGTACCGCTGGAATAAGTACTATGTGCCTGTACTGGTACATACACCTTCCAATCAGTGCCTTTTACAGTAACCTTGGCATCAGCCTCACTTTTGGAAGCATTGGACGAATTACAAGCACCATAATGCTCACCAACAGACATATATATATTCTCACTATCCAGAGCATTCATTGTTACACTATCAATTAATGCTTCTGTACGGTAATTGGTAGCGTTCCACTCATCGGTAATAATTGCAGGAAACTTCGCTTTTGTGAAATGTCTGTCAAAGTTTGCCCCGCTTGTTGGAATAGTGCCTACATCCGTTCTATCGCTAAAATCACCAAATGTAATTGGTATTGGCTGACCAACATTCTTGCTTGGCGCATTGGCATGATAATAATCATCGCCAGATTCTGTGTTTTGTATTACTGCTTTGGGAAGTTTCTTATGGTACTTGGAACTGTAATCCAGTAAGGTCAATGTTATATAACTGGTATCGTAAGCGATATCGCCAGAAATAACGCCAACACCAATCATTCTGGCAGCAGTATCATATGTCCCGGCTGAGACAGTATTTAAAAACAATTCCCATTTTCGGTTTGCAAAATTATTGGATGAAAATAAATCTGAGAATCTCCCGCCCTGAATAGAATTTTCTGTATTAATCAGTTTCACAGTCATATTGGCTGTGGATGTGGTGAAATTAAAGAAGTCTAATGACTGCTGATATGTACCCCAGCTTGACACTAAACCGTAATATATATCAGTACCGTCTACGCGGTGAGTATCACTTACACCAATAAAATCTCCAGCGGATTCATCAGTATGATATAATTTAAGCGTCCAAAACGCTGTTGTGTTGGCAAGTTTTAATGGGTCGGAAAGTCCTGAATCAAAACTAAGCATTGATTACCGATCCCGTACTGACAGCCTTGTTTATAGCCGGGATTAGTTCATTGCGCACATAATCATCCTGCACTACACCGCCGTGAATATTAATTGTAACACTTCTTCCGGCAGAGCCACTGCGGTTCATCTGTGCAAGATTTTGCACTCCAATATTCTGGACTGCTTCCCGGCGCATCACAAACTCACCGGCCTGGGCCATGATGGGTACATTGTCCTGACCACCCACCATACCGCCGGTTGCAAAGCGCTGGATTCCATTGTTTTTTACCAGACCGCCGGTGTGGCCGAACATTGCTGCACCTACATTCAAAGCACCTCCAAACGCCACACCTCCTGGCCCTCCAAAAGTCGCTGCCAGAGTGCCAAGAAGCCGTATTATAGCAAGAAATTGCTGTTTGGAGTCCTGAGTTTCATCTTTTAATATTCCAATTGCATTGGCAACAGCATTGAATGAACTCGCTATTTGACTATTAGTATTGATTACTTGTTTTCCGGCATTTATTGATTTCTTTTGTTCTTCTATTAATCTTTTTAGAACGGCAAGTTCTCTTTCTTCTGCTTCGGTAAGAGCTTGGTGAACACTAACATTGAATAGTCCTTGAGTTGCAGCCTCACGATCAATACTGATCTTTTCTCTTAATGAATCACTTAATTTTTTTTCTACCTGGAATATTGCCTGTGTAATCATAATGCGCTTTTCATCTACTTCATTATTCTGCATTTGCAGAAGCACAATATCCATCATTATTTCATTGAGGCGTTTCCTTGTATCTGCACTGATACCTATCATACTGGTTACTTGTCCCAATGAATTTATATACTGCTGGGTAGCCAGGTTTAGATTTTGCTGTGCAGATGTATTCTGTTTGATTTTATTAGCCAAACTGCCAAATGCATCTGTCATTTGGAGCAGTTTATCTGTAGCAAGCGCTAATCCACCTAATACTACAGCACCAATGAATTTTTTCCAGTTCAATGTCATTGCAGCAGTTACAACCGCTGCGCCTATCGCTCTGGCTTGATACAGAGCCAAAGCGGTAGTTGCAACACCAACAGATGTGGCAAACTGGGCCAGAGTTTGCAAATCAATGGATCTAAAGAACTGCTCTGTTGCCTTTACCATTTTTTTCAATGTCGGCAGCATTGCATCACCAACAAGTGCCTGAAATCTGGTAATAGAGTCCCGCATATTGCTGACTGCACCTTCCCATGTGTCTGCCATACGCTTGGAACTACCGGCAATACCAGCGGTAGGATTAATTAATGTTCTTATTAATTCTTGTCTAAATTGCGGTAATGTGAGTTTTGTTAAATCATCGATCTTTTGAGTATCGCTAATAACTTGTAAAACGCCTTTTTCGCGGAAAATATCCGCCGCACCTACACCTCCTGCAAAGGCACGTCCAAATGCGCTGGCAGCTTCCGGCATTGTCATCCCCATATGGGCAGCAAGATCGGTAATTGCGGGTACTATTACTTCTGCTTTTACGCCAAATGCTTCAAGAGTAGCGCCAGCCTGTACAACATCGTTTAATTCAAATGGTGTGGTGGCTGCGATCTCATTGAATGCTGCAAAGGCACGTTCTGCGTTCTGTACACTTCCAGTTAAACCAACTAACCTTGTTTTTACACTTTCAAACTGGGATGCTGCACGAACAAAACCGCCAATGCCTTTGGAGACACCAACAAATGCAAAGGTTAATAGTAATAGATTATTTCTTAACGCACCAAGCTGTCGCCTGAATCCAGATGTAGCACCGCGTATCTTACCTTGAGTATTATCATAATCTTTAGCTTTTTCGCTTAATTTTGCAAAGTCTCGTGTGGCTTTATCAAAGCCTTTGGATCTTACTTCAATTATGAACTTTGGCATCTTGTTCCTGTTGTATTAATGCATTATACTCTTCATCAATAGCTGAAAAGACGACTAAACGAGCATAATCTGCTTCGTCTATTGTTCTTGAAAGCGGGATGTTAAAGCGTTTCATACTCATATATTCTTCAATGCTCATATTGGTTTCTGCATCGCAGAAGTAGGATGAATCAGCGCAGTGGACGAGATTGTGGTAGAGATTAGCACCAGCGGTAAACTTGTTCTCTGGATCTTCCGCCAGAATACGATCCACTTCTTCCCACAGCTCGTCCTCTGTGTATGTTATTTTTTTGCGCAGCGTGGGAGAAGTTGCCTGGTATGGGAATACCAGATTTCTGCTTGGTTGTTTCTTATAAAACATCCACATCGCTACGCGGTGCTTAATTACTTTTTTTTGGCTGGTTCTTTATACGCATTATAGACTGCCATCAGCACTTCATCAATTTGGTTGTCGTCCAACTTAGCGAGCTGGGCCTCTGGATCTTTAAACGCAAATTCCATTACCCATTCCAGCACAGAGTAAAAC